GCTTGCCGTCTGCCTTGAACAACTTGCCGACGCCGTAGTACCAGTCGCTGTATATGATAGCGAGCATCTGGCACGTCTCGAGTGGCATCTTGCAAATGTGCTTGTCGGGCAAGTTGGCGGCTGATTGTGAAGGCGATATGTCGGTAACAAAGATGTTCATACTTATATTATAATCTAAATATCACAAATTGTCGACCTTTTGTTAGGATTCTCAGATAAATTATCTGGGACTCTCCTTGCGTATAGCTCATCACTCCACTCGTAGTTCTGTGCACGCTTGTATCTAGCATCTGCTTCCTGTACGTAGACAAACATTGAGTCCTCACGTATCTTGTTAGCTACAAATGCGTCAATCGGCACTTGATTGTCCTGTATCATGTCATACTCGTCCTGAGATATGAACACTTCTGGTATGTATATGTGTGGCATTATTTGACCTCCAATGGTGTAGCGTTGCCATTGTGTATGACCTTTTTCTTGAGAGACATATAAGTCTCGTATGGACAGTCAGTCCATGTGTCCTTCCATATAATCCAGTCGTACCCTAGTAGTACTGGTATCATGGCTCTGTCCTCTATGTATGTGCTGAATGGCATTATGATTTACCTCCGTCGATAACTTGTAATTTGTTCTTTCTATGCTCTAAGTCCTTAGCTAACTGATAGTCCTCGACCTCTTCCATTGTCATGTTAAGCATATCATGTGATGCGGCCAAGTCGTAGCATACTGTCGCAATGAATATGTAGACAACGTCCTTGATGAACTCTTGTTGTAATGCGAACCTTTCATGCTCGCACTTGCACTTGGCTTGTGCATAGTTGTACCCTGCCTGTGCATTAGCGTAGTACTCGTAAGCATGACTGTCATCTAACAACCAATGATGTACGTCCTCGAAGTGATCATGATAGAAACCTATTATGTCCTTTGGATCTTGATGGTGTACGAAACACTTTTCATCGTGGTTGTGTAGAAGTGTCTTAACCTCTATTGGTGTGTACGCTGACATTACTGCCTTGACTGCGTCGTTGGTTAAATCTTCCATGTAATTCCTCCGTGTGTATTTAAGTAGTTAAAGCAAGACCCACATAGACAATCGAACTCGCCCATGTCATAGTCTTCCTGTATGTCACCGTGCCAATAGAACTGGTCGGTGTCTGCATCTGTGATGCCACATCTCTCACATTTCATTATATAAACTCCATTGGTGATGTTGTGTAATGACCAACTGCCTCTTGGTTGAACATATCCTTGTAAAGCCAAGCGACATCTTCTACCTTGTCTTGGTTGGTAGTGTTGATAATAACTATCTTGGTATCTTCTAAGTCAGACTGCCATGTTCCCACTGCGTCTGTAATAGTATACCCGTCAAAGTTAGCGTCAAGTACCTCTTGGCAATACATCTGCCAGTCAAGGTCTGTGACATAGCCGCCGTCTGGTTTGTTGCGACCTAGTGTTAAGTGGTGTAACATAAATCTTGTCCTTGTATCTTAATTATAGCAAAAATAAAAGATAAGTCAATAAGTAAAATTACTCAAATGTTATCTTGTCTCCGTTAGGTTTGTAGATCTGTACTCTGGTTGTGTACTCGGCTAGCTCTGGGTTAAGTAGGTATGAAGCAATGCACTGCTCGTCCGTGTTGTTGAAGTCAACGTCGTCATTGATACCTGTAGACCACTCATGTGCGTCGAGTATAATCTTGACCTCGTTCTGTGACTCGTCGTCCTCGCTTGTTGTATAGTCAAGACCTATTGCGTCCAGTAGCTCCTCGCAGTCGCAGTCTATGTCAATGTATATGTCGTATGTACCTGACTTCTGTGCGTCCTTGCGTGCGTCTATTGTTGATGTCATACTGCGTCCGTCCTTTGTGATGATAGTGAATGAATGTAAAAATCTGTCTGTATATACCTATTATAGCATCTCATCATGAGACTGTCAAGAGATGTGTGGAATCTCAGATAAGTATAATAAGTCGCATGAGACTGATTGTGAATGAGTGTGAGTCTCATGTTAAGACTCTTCGAGACTCATTGCTATAGCTACAGGTTGCCAGTTTATATCTTCACAAAATGAATCAGATTGTTTACTAATCCAATTTTCAATAAAGTATTCATAATACTTATTTCTAATTAATTGTAATATATTCATAATACTAACCAACCTTTTTGTGTAATTTATTTGTATTACTATTACTTTTAATAAATTTTGATTTACGTTTGTAATTAATTGTACTTGGTAATACTTGATAATTAACTTCTTTACAATTCTCTTCTAAGTGCGTAATCGAATTATAAAGTTGTTGATAATAGTTATAAGAGTGAATCATAATAAATAATAATAATAATTAAACAGCTAATTCTAATTGTGCAATAGCATTAACACCATTAACTTGTAATCCTAACATTTGTAAATTGATGATGTCAAGATCATTAATAGTTTTTTTACCTGTTAATCTTTGTAAAGCATCAGCATAAACTGGATCTGTAACATAGTGTAATGTCTTACCGAAGGCTGTCTTAGCTTGTGTCTCGATGTTTGTCATGTTTGGAATCTCCTTATCTGTCTTATACTACTATTATAGCAGTCCAATCTGAGACAGACATGATATTTCAGCAATCCAACATGACTTATCTGAGTCGCACATGATTGTGAGTCTAATACTGGACTCAACTGAGATGCCAACAGATGCTCACATATACTTGACAGTCTCGCCAGTCGCATCTGCGTCCTAGCTGTGAGTGTGATCGGTAGCAATCCGTACCTTGACAAGTCTATGATTGTGACTCACGTGTCATAACCGTCCATGTTGAGAATCAATTGTGACAATGGGGGAACTTGCGTCCGTGTAGAGTCGTATATCGACCTCAGAAATTTATGTCATTTTTTACGGAACAAGCTCTCCAAGTATTGTTTCTTGAGCTGTAATCGCTGTTCTTGGAGACTTAACAACGGCCACTTGTTTACTTTAAGTGCTATCTTAGTTTTTCTCCATCTATCCAGTAATATACGCTCTATAGCTGCGAATATTCTCATGGTTGTTAGTTAGTGGAGGTCTATTAGGTATATCCATTCATAGGATATTGGGTTACAGGGGCTGAGTCCACCCTTCTCCTCCCCTGTATAAGTGCGTGATCGCTCAACGCCAGTTAGGAACTGAGCTTTCACCGGTGTTATTTGCGTTAGCTTGCTGCCGCTGCTCTAGATTCAGACCTAATACTAAATGATTAGCACTTGCCTGTGGGTCGTCTAGGAACTCTGCTAGCATATTTGCAAACTCTTCTTGTTTTCTGTCTTTTATAGCCTCTTGTGCACTAATATGTAGGGCATCTGTAAAGTATTTGACACCTTGAGCTAGTGCATCAAGTCTATCATCATGCTTTACTGCTCCTTTTTGCCTACACATACGGCTCATCTGGTAAAAGAGCATATAGAGGAGCCTACTTTCAGGTGCACTGTCTTTGTTTGAGCTGTAATCCCAGTCAATAACCCCACGGTCAACAACAAGACGATGCTGGTTAAGAACAGGTTCAAGCGAGTCAATGATTCTGTCTTCTTTCCGAACATTTGCCCTAACTTCTTCAATATAAATGTTTTGTCTTGTTTGAATAAGGTGTTTTTTAAATAATTCACTTACGATTCCATCTCCAAAGTTTGTTTCGATAACCAAGCTTGATACATTGTACTTTTTACAGCCTCTAAGGATGTCGAGCAAGGTATTATCACTGTACCCGTCTCTGTACGCTCGCACTTCATGCAAATAGATGATTCCGTTGCGTTGGGATAGATAACAAGCCGCTGTTTCGTCTGTACCCCTTCCTGATGGGTCAACGCTACAAATGGTTTCGTCATATTCGCTCCAATCCCCTTGCAGTTGCATAGGTGAATAGAAATAGTCCCCCGGTAATCCAACTGTGGGTGCGTCTTTAATGACATTGGCTGGATCTGAGCACCATATAATATTCTCGGGTGCATTACTAGGATTAACGCTAGTAACAATGAGATCAGCCATCTTAAGTGGAAACTTTTCTGCATCTGATAAGCTTGTGTCTAATTGAAACTGTAACATGTAGTTTGACCGCCCCATACTTGACTCTCTTTCGAGTAAGTCTTCGTTTGTAAAGCGGTCATCTGTAGGAGCCCACTCATCAACTCCATTATCTATATCTACCTGTAACTCAGGTGCTAAAAGTCCTTCGTACTGGGTAATGTTTTTACCTCTTGGATATCTTGCGGGCCAAACCAAGGGACGATACGAACGCTCTGCCAACTTACGATAAATAGTAAAAGTAGTCTGAGGAGTCCCGAGATACATAATACGGCTATCGCTTTTCGGGGTAAGGATACTTTCCGCTTCCGTACAGAGTTGAAGTAGTTTTTCACGCATAAGCTCCGTCATACTGTTGCCCGGAACCTCGACGTCGTCTAAAATCATGAGATCGGCTCGGCTTCCTGTGAGTTGCCCAGTGATTCCTACCGACTTTACGCTTGGTGCTTGGTGTGGCGAACAGTTTACGTCGAAACTGATGCGACTCCAGCGAGAATCGTCCGATTTGGGTCTTAGAAAGTTTAGCCATGGTGTCTCAATGATAAGTTTTTGTAAGAAGATCGACATGTTATCCGCTCTCTCCTTAGAAGCGGAGATTATCATTATCTTTCGCTCTGGATCATTAAATAATGTCCACAGTACAAACGCTCCAGTAATCCAGCTTTTGCCGACACCACGGAACGCCTGTATCTGTAGTCTTTTTGGTCCTGTTTGTAAGTAGTCTGCGATTGCATACTGTGCCCGAGTAGGCGGTGGAAGGTGTAACTCATGCCATAACGCCTGCAAGAATAACTTAAAGTCTTGCTGTAATAGGGCTAGGGAATTTTTTTCGGTCATGGCTTAGGTTTTTTCTTACGTCCCCGTTGTCCTTTAGCTCTAGATTCTACGATAGGGTTTTCAGTAAATGTTTTTCTGAGTACATTTTTAACAGGGTCTTCATCTATTATAGCCTCTCCTATTTTTCTAGTAGGCAGTTTACCAGCGTCATCGACACCAGCACCAAAGCCTCTAGCTGTAGCATCGTCTAAAAATGTTTTTGTTAAACCTAATTGTTGAGCTTCATCTAAGTTGTTTAAATAATCGTTTATTACTTCTTCTACCCAACTTTCACGATAACCACCCATTGGGTTTTCTTTAGTTGCTGTCTTTTTCCAACCCTTTGTATAAGGTTGATTAAACATATCTAACTGTTGCTGTGGATGTATCATACCTTTTTGATTTTTAAAAGCATCTCTAATTGCTTTCTGGCTTTGTTTTGGTAGCAGTTTAAATCCACCATAGTCAAAATCCCAAACTTCCATTAGGTAATCATCAAAATCTTGTATACCAAACTTTCTTTTTTCTGCAAGTGCTTCCATTGTAGATTGTATAAAGTCATCATGCAACTCTACTGGTAACAAATTTTCAAGAAAGTTTCGCAGATCAGGATGTATAAACTTAAGGTATTCTTCCTCTATATTAGCAGATACACCTCTCAGTCGGTTAATATCTATAGGTAAATCTTTTCTAGATCCACGAGCTCTGTTACCTTTTTCGATTAACTTAACAACTTCTTTCCTACGTCTATCCATGCTAATTGTAACAAGGTTTCTAGCAGGCTCAAGTTCTAAGTTGCTTGCAAAGTTAGCACCTTTACCTCCGCCACCAGCTAAACGTCTATAAATATTTTTAGCGGCGTTTATATGTCCTATATCGTAAGCACCAGAGTCAATACGTAGTTTTTCAAAGAAATCCATAAGCTCAGTATCAGTTATATCAGGTTTAACTTTGCCCATAACAGCTTTTGCTCTAGCTGGACCTAAACCTCTCATCCAGTCCTCGAAAGCTGCTATCGCTTCTATAGTATCATCAAAAGCAAAACCAAACTGTTGTAGTTTAAATTCTTTATTCAAATACTCTCTAGCCTTTTCTACCTGTCTTAGTACTTCTTGTTGCTTCTGTAAAAATAGTGCAGCTTCTGTATCTGTGCCACCAAACTTTTTTTGTAACTGTTTGACTAACTTTTCATCTACTTTGGTCACAACATCAGCACGTAACTTTTGAGTATACTTAGGTGTTCCGGGTCTGCCTTCTATACCTTTACCCATCACAGCAGCATTTAGATCAAATATATCACCTTTACCGGCAAGAATCTTTGCTTTCTGTTTTTCTGGCGTAGTTAATGGTAGTTTAGCTGGTCTTTGAGTAGCTTTGTTAGCATTAACTAGATTTTCAAACACTTCGTCGCCTAATTCATTAGCTACAGTTCTTTGTGCAAGTCTAGGTCTACCACCTAGTAGTAGTGCACCGCTAAAATCTCCAGCTGCATCTGCTTTAGTAGCAGCTTTTGTAGATTTAGCCCACGTTTTAATTAGTTTAGGTGTTTTAAGAAAACGTTTTGGTATATATGCTAATCCAAGTGTAACTAAATCAAGCGTATCAGGCAGTAAAAACTCGCCTAATAACGCTAAAGCTACATGTCTTTCGCTTAGACCATCTATTATACCTCTTCTAGCTGTGTATAAGTTCTTGTCACCAAGACCTATTCTACCTAAAACATTCTTATCAACTGTATCCAGAGCTTCACCAAAGACTGTTAGCCCTTGACCTACCAGTTTTAAAAAACCATCACTATCTCTTTCTGGTTTAGATCCGTCAATCTTTTCCTTAGCTTTTTCTAAACCTGTCTTAGCAGCTTCTATTTCTTCTGGAGTTCTAGGTGCAAGCATATCTTGGGTAGGATTCAGCTTTGCATCACCCTGTGCTTGTATGTCATCATCACCCGGTAAACGTACTCTTCGTTGATTCTTAAGTCTATTCTTTTTATAGTCTGGATAAATACGTTTTCTGTAATCAAGTGTACCTTCACCTTCACGTTGCTCACGAATCTTGCCTTCTGTTAGATTATCTTGAGCTTCTTCGATACGTTCGTTTTCTGCTTTCTTTTCTTTTTCCAGCTCTGATTCATAAGGGTCTTTTTCTGTCATCTTATATGTGATAAAATAGTTTGTTCTCTATCTGTGATGCCGAATGTCGACCTCATCCAGTCTCTCCAGTGTTTACTACCTTTTTCCTGATTGCATCTTTGACACGACGGTACAACATTTGTTGCCACATCTTTTCCGCCCCTACATTTTGGACGTACGTGGTCAATGGTGAGTTTTTGTAAATCATAAGTTTCTCCGCAATAAACGCATTGACAATTAAAGTGCTCTTTGATAGCCCTTCTCCAGAGCCGTTTTGATTCTGAACTTGTCATGGTTATTAAATTGTGTAAATAGTAATCAGGGTTTGGTAGTAATGGGGTCATTTTTTAATTTTGAGTCTGCTACGTCGATTGATTGATGGTTTTTGCCTTCTGCCACGGGTTTTACTACCCTTATAATGGGCGGCATCCAACCCGTCACGGTTTCCATATGTACCAAGTTTTCGATTAAGTTTGTTTGCATTGACTCTAATTGCTAACCCTTTTTTAGTTTTGTTGTATTTTCGTTGCTGCTTACGCCTTTTAGCGGCAGCCTTCGGATTCTTCTTGTAATACTTAGAAGTTTTGCTTGCCATATACTTTCCTCTTTACAAGAGATGGATCAACTGTAGGTAAAAGTTTGTTTAGCTTGTCTAAAGGACTACCTTCGTAGGCAACGCCAGTAATGTCGTTTGTCTTTAGCCAATCACATGCTGCTTTTAAATCTTGTGTTGTAGCTTCTCCACTTTTTATTCTATGCAAAAAGTCTTGTGTAACAAGATAGTGTAGCTCATTAAAACTTTCTTCTGTTGCTTTTCTAGGTAGTTTCTTTAGTTCATCCATTAGACTTTGCCTTTCTTTGGTCTAACATTACCTATTCTACCAGCTCCAAGGTCAGGTAAGACTCTTTTTTCACCGCCGGGTAGATCGTCATAAACTTTTACGTTACTAACTGGACCTTGGTTTAGAGCTACGTTTACTCCATCTAAAACGCCATCATTAAAAGCGTTGATTTTTTTAGCACCCTTAGATGCACCGGATTTTGCCATTATTCTGGTAATAGGTTTTTCTTGACTAGCTCGACTAGCTTGTCATCTACTGTGTTATCGGTGGTTTTAGCATAAGCTTCTAGTAGTTTTACTACAAGCTCTTTTACTGCTTTTGATTTTGCAAATGCAAATACTATTGGTTTAATTACTGTAATCATTCTGATTCGGTGGTAGTAGTTTTCTTGGCAGCTGCTTTCTTTTTCTTAGCAGCTTTTGCTTTCTTAGCCTTTTCTTCGGCTTCCCATTGTAGTGTTAGTGAACTCATTAGAATAATTTAAATTTCTTTTCTTTTTTAGGTGGCTTGACTTTGACTATCGGTACTATATCCTGACACAGTACATACATATCTGTATTTGGTCGTATCTGAAAGCCTTTCTTTTGTAAGTCTGCACACTTATGGGCTCTTGTAAGTTCATACTCAAGCCGCATTTTTTCTTCATAGCGTTTTGCTATATCTTTGCATTGTTTATAGCCTGACTTATCTAGCGGAACCATAAAATTAATCTGGAATCCCCAGTTCTCAGCTATTGTATAACTACTAGGCTGCATTAGCTCGTCAAATGGTTTGGTATGATTACCCATATAGAAAGGTTGGAATGTCATTGTACTGCCATTACAACTTATATTAGGACCAAAATATTGACGACTCTGAGCTCCATTGTTTTGAAACTGTACAGCCTGATTAGTTACATTACCCGTAGCTGCTGCTACAGGATTACTATTATTATGTGTTTCTCCTTCTGCAAATGCTGGTGCAGTTATTGAGAGAAGATAGAGTAAGATGTAGTGGTACTGTCTGTTTCGATTTCTCTTTCTATTGAGATTGTTTCTATCGTTCCAGCTTCTCTGGTTGTGATCTGTAAATCCCAGTCTGCTGCGTTGGTTGTTGGTGTGTAGGTTGCACTGTCTGAACCTATTCCACCAGTACCGCCAACTGTTATGTTTGTACCACTGTAAGTTGTTACGGCTGCACCTTTGATGTCGTGCTCCACCGTTTCTGTTATTACTTGGTTTGTTGTCGTTGTTGACTGCATCGACCCTGTTGTAAACTGGGGCGTGACAGTGTTCGCTCTTGCGGCTGCGGGGGACAACAGTGCTAAGAGTATTATCCATTTAGTCATGTCTTTGGTTTTTCTTTTGTTTCTTTTTTACCATTGCCAGTGGACAAGCCAAAAGTGGCGAGTGCTCCAGTAAATATTGAAGCTGGGAATGTTATATCCCCACCGGGACTCTTTTTAACCATGGGTAGTTCGACATAATTTAGGGTTATGATAAACCCAGACCAGATAACGACACCAAGACGAACCATCGCCCCCAGTACCACCATCTG